CCCCCCCCATAAAGAGGGCGATTAAATCAATTCAGGATTCTCGTAGATGTTGCCGCAAACAATCAGTTGACGTCCATCTCTGTAATAAAAGTTGCCTCCAAACACGTGACCCTCTTCGCACGACAACTCATGTAGAGTATTTTTAATAACCCTGTATGAGAACATGGCTTGTTTGTCATCCCAAAAACAAACAGCTACCCTCCAATATTTCTCATTTGATCCATCGTCCCATTTCACCACGTCTCCCTCATATATCTCCTTTCCGTTCTTGTCTTTGAGACCTGTGAATTGCATGAGATTAATACGATTTCCAGTTGTTCCATTCTCGAACGCGTCAACCTCCCATTCTCCGGTAGTCTCTAAAAAATGCACGGCTCCATTAATGCTTATGGATACTGAATCTTTGTAGAACATTGTTTTTCTCAATGTATCCCATGCTCTAAATTTTATTTCTCTCATCTTTTTCTATTTTAATTTATCAATGATTAGTTCCTGGGAGGTGAGGGCGAAGTCATCTGACTTGTTCAAATACTTTGCCCAGCGATATTTTTTTTCTTCAGGGGCTTTTTGTCTTATGCCGAATAAATCAATTTCATAATTGCTCCTTACGCGGCTTCCGCTGCTATTCCATGCTTTCCCACCAGCTTCGCCCTCATTAATCCAGCCGGATGCTTTTAAACTTGTTCCCAATTCCGATTCCAGTATGTATGTTGTAATCTTTTCATAGCCCATTTCTTTTGCAATTCTTGCACAGGTTGCATATAGTTTGGAGCAGCCGTTTGGTACATTCTCTTTTACGCAACAACGGGCAACATCAATAACCTTTGTATAGTCAACCTTTCGACCTACTGGTCGCCCACAAATTGCTACACCAACCAACTCATCTCCCCGTTTCCAAGCGGTCGGTGCTGAATGAAATCAATCAAGCCTATTTTAGTCAGCTTTATTTTACTATCCTTAACCGTTGCCCACCGCCGGAATTGGATCGTTTGCCGATCAGATCGCTTTTTAAATCTTGGAAATCCTCCTTCTCCTTTAAAGAACTTTTTAAACGCCACATCCAAATTTGTTAAAGCAGACTCAAGAGATTGTGCTGGGCAATCCTTCAGCCATGAGCACTCTGTCTGTTTCAACTCAACAAGCTGTTTTATAAGATCAAATGAGGTTACGTTTTTCCTTAAAGAAGTCCACGCTGCAATCTTAGATTCAAGCCCCAGGTTATAAACAAATCGACACGCCCCAATCCAACGATCCAGCGTTGCTTTTTGTTCCTCTGATGGCAATAATCTGTATTTGTATGCTTTGATCATTCTCGAATTTATTATCTTTGTTCGAACGGGGCTAAGACAAGTCCTTCACTCGTTAATGCAGGCCGATAGGTCATACATCTGGGGTGCGAATCTAATGTCGCTTCTATCTCCTTATCCTTTTATTTTTTCTTGCGTCTCTTTAGGTATCATGGTTGAATTATTTTAATGAAATATATTTCCTTGTAACTGATCATCGACAAGGCATGTTGCTCGCTATGAGCCATTACTTCCACGTAAGAAACATTTCCACCGTATGCCTCATATTTTATTCCGTACTTTTTCATTTCACTTGTTTATTGTACCAGTTAATAAATTGAACTACACATTTCCACGTTGACTGAATTAGAGTTCCATTGATGCCCCCGGACATTGTTACTCCTTGCGCTGTCCGTTTGTAATTGTCATCGTATATTCCGCATCCGTCAAATGTGTTTATATTGACATTAAAGCAGATCGGCTTTGTACCTATCTTCTCCACTACCGGCATAATCCAATCCCATGAAGTGTGGTATTTTAATGCAGTTTCAGCAGTTGGTCTGTGCGAATAGTCGGGAAAAAAATAGCCGAAATCTCCGTAATCGTCCTTCTTCCATTCCGCTCCCATAAATTCCGCCATGAGCTTATTCCCTTCCAGTATTTCCTTTTCCATCGTTATTAGTTGGTTTAATGATTATTGTTGAGGGGGTTTAGGTAATTCACAACTGTCAGCCTTCAACCTGTCCACATGTTTAGAAGGTGGTTCGTCATAAATATCAATCCATGTTACTCCAAATTGTTTACTCACACCTGCAACCACGTATTCTCCGCTGGCAAAAATGATAGTTGACTTTTCTGGTATTAATAAGTTTGCCTCTTCGGTTGTCATAACTTTTATTTTTTAATGATTGTGTAATGCTGTTTGAGGTGTTGGTAAATATCTTCGCTCCCGGATCCTGTCCCATTGGCTTCATAAAGAATATCCAGTATCTCACCTTCCAGCTTGGCGCGTTGTATGGCGTTTAATTCCCCTCCTTCCCGCTTAGATGCAGAGGCGGCTCCGGCTAGGGTAGAAACGTAAGTATCGAAGTCTGGTTTCTTATTTGGCACCTCCCCGTAAGCATTGTTATAATGCCAGTCAAATGATGCCTCCCAAACCTCTTTTAATTGCTCCTTCGTCAAGAGGTACATTCCTTCCTCCACTCCCGGTGCAGGGGATTCGGGGGCTTCATCGAGCCATTGGACACCAGTAAACTTGTCGACAGATACTTCAAATTCTGGTGCGGCTCCGTTTGTCAGAACAATTAGGTAAGGCTCTTTGGTTAAATCATCATAAACCCCTTCCAAGTTTCGCCGAGAAAATAAGCCCAAACGAGGCAACATGTTATCGAGTTTCACATAATACGTTTCATCATAAAAACGCTTTGGAAGTCTTTCACTTGCTTGTATCCATGTAGGCATAATATTTTGATTTAATAGTTATAAAAACTTATTGATTGATAGGCTGACTTGCCGTTATTTGTCGGCTCCAAGACCAACGCACAGCCTATTGGCTCACGTTTGCGATCTAAAGCAATGCCCTTGCTTAATATGTTTTTAGCTGCATTTACGTCAGCATTTGAAATGTGCCCACATTCTGTACACACAAACTCTGCCTGGCTAATACGGCTCTTAGAATCAACGTGACCGCATTCGTGGCAGGTTTGGCTAGTGTGCTTTGGATTGACCCTAAAAACATTAGTCTTGTAATCAAGAATAGTTCGGAACGCTCCCCATCCCGCATCAAGAATGTGTTTCGAGAGATTGCCATTCCTTGCCATGTTTACGATTTTCAAATCTTCCAGGTAGACAACAGAATTGGCTTTTGCAATTTTGGTACTTTCTTTATGGAGAAAATCGCGGCGAACATTCCCGATTTTGTGATGAAGAAGCGATAAACGTTTACTTTGCTTCTTCCATGAGTTTGAACCCTTTTTCTTTCTTGCCAATGCCCTGTTTTCGATCCGTAGTTGTCGTTCATACCTTTTGAAGTGTTGAGGATTTTCGATAAAGCCCCCATTTGAATCAATGCAAAACTTTGAAATACCCATATCCAATCCTATAGCTTGGTTCTCGCTAACGAATTGTGGCGGTACGTTTTTACACCCGATAAATGCGAACATCCCCGTAGGCTCAACTTTTATCGTTACATCAAAAATGTCCCCTTGAATGGGAGCGTCCTTAACCAGTCTTACAGTGCCAATTTTTTGCAGGTTTAAATGATGGCCGTCTATTCGGATCACTCCCGAACTCTGTTTGAGTTTAATTGACTTGTATTTACGCTTACTGGCATATTTAGGAAACCCGCCTCCTGTTTTTGCCGTTCTAAAGAATCTGTTGAATGAGTTATCCAGTTGAGAAAACACAGATTCGGTTACAGATACAGGCAAGTCTGCAATCCACGAATAATCCTTTTTCAACTGTGTTATTTGCTTGCCCAGATCGTACTTTGTAACCGTAGATCCATTTGCTTTATACGCAGCAATCTTCACCTCCATACCCAAATTATACAGCATACGTGCGGTTCCAATCCAGCTTTCCAGCCGTTTAGTTTGCGCCACAGTAAGGCATAATTTTCTTTTGTATGTTCGGATCATTTCGCTCTTTGTTTAAAAATGTCGTACAACTCGGAGGTGGTGTAATTAGCAAGTCAGGTCTAAATAACGCTCACCATGTTGTGATACATACTCTTGCAATTCCGCTTTAGCTTTCCGACCTTTCTCGGTTAGACTATTGCCAATAATGTTTAAGATTTTCAGCGATTCTACTTTGTTCTCGAAGTCCCAGCACCATTGCAGGTTTTCTCCTTTTAATCCATTCTTACGGTGAAACGCTGCGTTGTAAGCCTTGCTCATTTTTTCTCTTTATAATAGTTAACAAATTCAACCCTGTGCATACTTTGTGCATCATCAAATGCCTGTTCCCAGTCCACCGCTTCTACTCCATCCTGTACGGGGGTAAATTGATTTGCATATTCCTGCATCATTGCTTCTATTTCGCTACCTCTGTCGCAAAAAGTACAATGCGGGTCAGGCATTCCTCTTTCAAAATAAACATCGCGGCAATCGCAACTGATATTTTCCTTTAGTATATCTCGCGTGCTCTTTATCATTTTCTTCTCTTGCTGCGCGGGTATGGGAGATAGGAAATCTGGTCCGCCTACTGCTGCACACCCCTCCAATATTTCACAGTTAACACCAACTTCCAGCACATCATTTTCCTTCAATCCTGTGAACCCGGAGAGAGGTAGGACGGGAAGGGAGGCGAGATGTTTTTCATGCACAGCCAATTCAGCAAGCCATGCCTCTTCCAAAAAATTAAAGGGGTCTGGGATGCTCAAATCTGGGTACTTTGGTTCCTCCATCGTTTCCTTCTCCCTGGCATGGGTGCAGCCGGGGAGGACGATATATTTCTTCATGCTGTTTCTTTTATCAGTTTGACAATTACTTCGAATATATATTCACTTACTGACGCCCCGACACAAACTTCTTTTACCGGCAGGGCTAATAATTTATCTAACAACAAACTTAGTGTCAAAATAAAGTACCTCCCCTCTCCCCAATAGAACATATTAACTATTGGATTCAGAGCTCGTTGCGTTATAGTACTCATCGTATTGCTTCTTTTAGTTTTTTAGCCAAATATTCAGACTGTTGTCTATACATATCCGTATCTAGCTTCGCCTCTTCAAGTTCGTTCTTGGCTACAGTTATGTTTACACATAACATACCCACGGCCATAATTATAAGTACAACGCCGCAACTAAAGAACATATAAACAGCGAGGTCAGGAACTCTTGTCATTGTCTAAATCTTTTAGGCCCGAATACCCATATCAAAATAATAAGGAATATCCCGGCGATTAATAATGTGGTGTCTAGGGAGCAGGCGTAGGGTGGGGGCATGGTTAAAGGTTTTCGATTAAAGTGACTAATTTCTCCCCGACACTTCTCACGACCTGCTCCCGGTTGCCCGCTGCGATCTGTTCGCGGATGCAGGTGATAGCGTCATTCGTGTTACCGTCCAATACAGCAACATAGATCATATCGGCGAACCCTTCGAGGGTATTGGGGAGGGATTCGATAATGGAGGCAGAGAGGTCAGGCTGCGCCTCTCTGTAGAAGCGGTTGTCGGCTGTTGTACTCATGGGTTAAGGGCTTTGGTGATGATGGATTGTCTCATTAGCTTCATCTGTAATGAACGCCTGCTTCGCTCGTCTTCAGAAAGGTTCATTTTAATTCCTTTTTTATAGATGCGCTGAGAATTTGTTTTTTTAGTATGCTCACTATGAGAAAGAATCTCTAAATTTTCTATTCTATTATCGTCTTTTATGCCGTTAATGTGGTGAACATCTTCGGTAATAAGTAACTTTCTCCCGAGGTGTTTTTCCATTATCAGACGATGATGCTTAAACTCCTTGCCGTCTATTTTTAAGACCTCATACCCCATCTTGTTCTTGTAAATACCCGCCGTTCCCTTGTTGTGCGGCACAAAGGACCTTCCTTCGTACAGGCATCTTTTTGAACAATACTTAGTTGAACTTTGCTTAGGTCTAAACATTTTCTTACAATTTGAGCACGATATGTCGGACAGCGATCTATTGCGCCTGCCAATAGAATCTAAGAGGCTACCCGGCGTTCCTTTAAATTCAGTATTCATATCTCTTCATTTTTAATTTGTTCCTTAATCTGGTTCTGTTCGTACGCATAGGCGGACGGTGCGCTTCCATATTGCACGTGGAGGCTATCCCGGTATTCCTTCGTCTCCTTACTAATCTCCTTAAACTGATCCCACAGTCTGTTGTAATTATTCCCGTCTGTCAGCCTCCCGTCTACAATTCGCTCCCGGGCTTGCTTGTCCGTCAGCAGTACCGTAGCCTGGTAGTCCTTACCGAAGTAATCGGTCTTAGTGACGATATACGGGCGCATGAAAGCGGTGGTGAGGGAGAACATGGATTATGCGTTGGGATTTGAACGAAGGTGTTTATGGCGTTGGCGTTGGTTCTTAAACCGTGAAGGAACAGGCGCGCGACCTCCATTTGTTATTATGCCAAATCTTTTTGTTGGATTACCTTGTTTCATTTTCTATGTTTTATTGTGATTAATTTTCTCACCGCCAAATCCCGCCTTGTTGGGGCGGGTTGACGTACTGCTCCTGAACTTATCAGGAAACAGGAGAGTTAGTCTATATAATCGTTTAAAACGTCTTCCTCTGTATAGCCGCAATTTCGTGGCATTTCAACGTACTTGCTAAACCCGTTGCCCATAACCCGGTATATATCGTAAGCCTCGTTGCTGCGAACGTAGACTACAGTAATTCCATTCTTTGTCATAATTGATAAGTTTTTATTGTGATTGATACCGCTAAGATATATAGTTTAAACGTATCAACCAAATATATCTGAATATTTATTTTTGCAACCTCGTTGCTTTTTTGGTGTCAACCACTACAAAGAAGAGGTTCCTGGCAAACTTCTCTAAAGATATGATCTCTGGAAACCTTTGCGGGTTCTTTATTCTCTTATGGGCAGCCTGCGTACTTATCCCGCAAAAGTCTGCATACTGTTTTACTGTTAACTTTTTCATATACCGCAAAGTTTAAGCATTTCAACTGGAATAGCAAATATTAATTTTGACACATTGTTGCAAACATTTATTTTGCAGGTTGAAACGTTTATACTTATCTTAGCACTCTAAACTATTCAACTATGCAATTAATTAAAGCTACCCGGAAGAAATCAAAGCTACGGCTGAACATTTCGGGACCTGCCGGAGCGGGTAAAACATACTCCGCCTTATTAATGGGTAAGGGTCTGGTTGGCGACTGGCAGAAAATTGCCGTTATCGACACCGAGAACGGTTCGGCATCCCTCTACGATCATTTAGGCGGGTTCAATGCTATTGACCTGCAAGCCCCTTTTACCCCGGAAAGATACATAGAGGCAATAGACACTTGCCTTGCTGCTGGTATTGAGTGTATTATTATCGACAGTTCTACCCATGAGTGGAATGGCCCCGGCGGTTGTATTGAGATCAATGAGAAATTAGCCCAATCGAAATTCAAAGGCAATACCTGGTCTGCATGGTCACAAACTACACCCCGTCACGATGCGTTTGTTCAAAAGGTATTGCAATGCCCGGCACACGTTATTACCTGTACCCGCTCGAAGATGGAAACTGTAATGACCGATGACAAGAAGGTGAAAAAACTCGGCATGAAAGATTTGCAGCGTGAGGGCTGGGAATACGAATTAACCGTGTCTTTGAATATCGACCGCGATACGCATACCGCAACGGCATCTAAAGACCGTACGGAATTATTTGATAAGCTGGATCCGTTCGTAATCACAGAAGCAACCGGCAAACTGATACGCGACTGGTGCGAGAAAGGCATTGAAGTTGTTCCCCCAATCGACCCGGCAGCGGAGGCGATAGCTTCGGCATACGCGGCAACGACGGTGGAAGGGTTGCAGACTATATGGTTTAACAACAACAGTCTGCACGAAAACAAGGCGTTTGCTAAAGCTGTTACGGATCGCAAAACAGAATTATCTAAATAATGGGCGCAAGCCTTAAACCAGGAAGCATGAAAGAAGGATATACAATACAAAGCTCATCCGCCTGTAAGTACTCAACTCACATGGTAGTTGATAATTATCATGGGATAAATAAAGTTGTGATCGTGCAGTGGTCGGGCAATCCGGATGCTATTGTTGACGAACACACCGTCGCTGTATTCCACTTAAAACGTAAAGTATGAGACAGATAAAATTTAGAATAACTCACAAAAGCGAAATAGTCGGTTACGAGAGGCTGACAGAAAAAGGCTGGGAATGGATGGATTTAAGATTAAACCCGGATAATGGAGAGCGGTGGTCAGTCGGATGTTACCCCGATAAAGAGTATTCAAGAGATCAATCAACCGGCCTGCAGGATAAACACGGCGTGGATATTTATGAGGGGGATATATTGATTGCTGCCAACGGATCGAAAGGTCAGATATTATTCGGCGAATGGGAGTTTGAGGTGGATGGGTATGAGCTACAAAACTGGTCGGGGATAGGCTTTTATTGGGAGGGTGGCGAACCATTGGGTTGCCCAGTAGCGGGCAAGTCTTACCAAATCATCGGCAACATCCATCAAAATCCCGACCTCTTATGAACCAATCCGACATATACGCCACTATGCACAACGACCGCTACGACGAGCAGCAGGGTAAGGACGTGGCTATCTACCGCGGGGAGGTACGTAGGTTGCTGGACGAAGCGGCCAAGAGGTTCGAGGGGATGCGGGTAACGAGGGAGCAGGGATTGATCTACTGGTCGGCAATAGCCGAGATCCCTTGCTACTGCCCTTGGACACTCGAGGCGGCGGGGAAGGAGTTAAAACAGTGGGTGAATGTATGAAAGAGGACGATCTACGAGGGAAGCTCGGAGCGAAACAGTCGGCAGAACTTCGGCTATTTCTAGACCGCGCTCTGTGGCAGACCGAACCCGAGGAACCGGTAGTCTGTTCTACCTTCGCCTGCGGGCGCACCCTCACCGCGCAGGAACAGTTGTATGGAGGGAAGTGTATTAATCATTCAAAACAAATAAACAAATGAACAACACATTTAGCGTAGTATCAAAACCTTCTTTATTGGGTTGTAAGATAACTTTTACAAGTGGCCGTGACACGCTAACCGGATCAATAATTAGCGAGGTGTGGATTGCAGCTAATCAAGGCGGGTCGCACTGTACAACTGTAAGCGGATTTATAGTGATGCTTGACGGTGGCAAAACCAAGACTATTGATGCTCGGAGCATCGACTCGATCTTGCGTTAAAAATTATTAATTTAAACAGTCAGCGCACTTCACGCGCAGGGAAGGAACGAAAAAAGAAACACCTACACCAAAACAAATTGCCGAGTGGAAAGCAAAGGCTGAAAAGTGGGATGCGTTAGATGAAAAGATCGGCGAATTTTATAAGGAAGATACCGACGAAGAAACGGAAAGCCTGTTAGACATTGGTGAGGTCGCTGCGATGGCGTTCGGATATTTGTAAACAACAACTCAAATCTATATGACTGAAGTAAAACGCCAACACAAAACCCTCCCCGAGAAAGCCCTCTCCTTACCTTTATCCGAGAGAGTCAAACTCCGCAACGAATTAACCGCCTCGATTGAAACGGAAGTAGCCGCCCTGAAAGCGGCCGCAGACGAAGCCGTAAAGATGGCGGGGGAGTAGAAGGAACGGCCTACGGGCTTTTAGCGAGTCGCAGGCCGGGTGAAAAAGACCGGCATTTTATTTTTTATGTTCGGTTCGAAAGTTGTACATTCGAACTATGAGAAAAGAAGAACTTGCTTATAAAAAGGGCTATAGAATTACCGAGGGCGGCGACCTTATAGATAAGAACGGTGAAAAGAAAAAGTTGAGGATAGATACAAGGGGCTACGCCAGGTTTACTATAAAAAAAATAAAAGAACAAGTTAATCTCCAGGTTTCATATCATCGTCTGCAAGCGTATCAAAAGTATGGAGATAAAATGTTTCATCCGGGCATTGTCGTAAGGCATTTGGACGGCAATAAGTTAAACAATTCCTTTTTAAATATTGCAATAGGTACAGAGTCTGAAAACATGATGGACATACCCGAACATATAAGATATGCAAGGGCTTTACACGCAACTTCTTTTGTTAGAAAACATGATAAGCAGGCAATAAGAAAGTACCACACAGAATCTGGAATGTCCTATAAAAAAACTATGGATAAGTTTTCTATAAGCAGTAAGGGCACACTTCATTTTATATTAAATAATTAAACGATAAACCGCGCTACTCGGTTACAGTAGCACAAATAACATGGCAGACGAAAAAGTTTTACCGGAAGGCGTGAGGGTTTTCCCGAAACATCCGAACGCTCCCGATTTTGTATTGGCGAGTGTGGTTATCACAATGAATGATTTGTTTGAGTTCTGTAAAAAGAACCCGCAATTAATTTCAGAGTACCAGGGCAAAAAGCAAATTAAATTGCAGTTACTGAAGTCGCGTGAGGGTAAGCCTTACATGGTAGTTGACAACTACCAACGCCCAAGCGAGCAGGACGCTTCACCGTCGGGCGGTATTATTCCCAATGACACGCTCCCCTTCTGATCTCTTCACAACCGCTGGCCTGGGGCAGGGGCGGTTTTAAAACTTCAACAATGACAGATTTGTCCAAACGAATACTATCTTCCATTGAAGCACACGGCAAATGCACGATCGACGGCGTGTATAAATTATATCCACATGAAACAAAAAAAAACATTGACGACGCTATTGCAGAATTAGATAGTCTCGGATGGATTAAATACCGGTTACAGATGACGGTTGATGGCATTAAACACGACATCCCGAACGTTCGCAGGTCACGCAAGCAATTATATTCACAACAGACGTTACTTGATTTATGACCCCTCTCGACACCATCAAGCAAAGGATATGGGGGCTATCAAATCGCAATATCATCACCGTCCAACTCGCGGCGGACAAAGCCCTGGTGCAACTGCCAATCACGCGGGTTGAGGACGCGGAGAAGGTGCTGAAGGAGTTACAACGGAAGCCGAGGAAGGTTAAGGCGAAGGTGTCACTTATAGTCATTGAACGATACAGGGCGGCGAAGTTAAAATACGACACCGAGAACTTCCCCAACTGTATCAAAGATCATGGATTCATCGAGCCGGATATGCCGGAGGTGGGGAGCGCGAATGGGTTGACGAAGTTTGTAATCAATCACGCCACATGGATGGGCTGCCACGCCAATAGAATTAATACCAGCGGCCGGAAGATTGGCGATAAGTGGATTACCGGGACGACGAAAAAAGGCACCAGCGACACAGCGTTAATAATTTCAGGCAGATCCATACACCTGGAAATAAAGGTAGGACGTGACAAGCCTCGGGCAGATCAATTAAAGCAGCAAGCGGCGGTAAGAAAGGCGGGTGGTATCTACGAATTTATTCACACACCCGAAGAGTATTTGCAAATATTTGATAGGTATTATGTACCTTTATTATTCACGACGTAGTAACTATTCCGCGACATAGATACTACGTTTTACAGTAACGTTTAAAGGGTTGTTGGATCGTCGCGGGTTCACAGCCCTTTTTTTATTTTTATGCCAGCTCAAACAATGTACGATGTTCACGAACAGGTCCACTACCTGGACGGGCTATCTATTAAACAGGGTACCATTACAGAGGTTAAACTTTTTGTTTCAAACACAAATAGGGATTGTCGATACAGGATCAATAAAAAATGGGTCGAAGAGAGTGTAATAAATATTCGATTCAAAGGGCTTTATAATAAATTTATTGATTCAAACATACTTGAATAATGACAAATCCTATCATCCCAATATCCGCTTACAAAGCGTGGAAAAACAGACCGGGCTGCCGCCCCTACGACACAGACTTCTACACTGAAATGGATCGCATAAAACAGGGTTATTATCGTGTGATCGCTGATAAGTACCGAAGTATTCAGGACTCCGAGCAAAAGAAAATGTATAAGATAAACGAATTGCCGTCGCTCACTATCTCGGCAGTTTGTAAAGAGTGGAGGAAGACCGACAACGTAGTTAATCACACGGGTTTGCTCAATCTCGATATAGATAAAAAATCGAACCTCCATGTAACCGACTGGGGTGGGGTGCGGGACCAAATATTTGGGATGAAGTCTGTAGTAGCCTCTTTCTTATCCGTATCAGGCGAAGGTGTCACATTCGTAGTTAAGATAAATCCGGACCATCATAAAGATGCTTTCTTTTCCATTGTTGACGGTATGAAGCAGCACATGGGAATTAATATAGATCCCGGCCTGCACGATATCGTTAGGCTTCGGTTTGTGTCGGACGACCCAGACGCAAAAATCAGGTATAACTTTGAAGAAATCCCAATCTCGGAACCTTCCCCGGACTACCTGCAACGCAAGCAGCACTTTGGGTCAGAACAAACCGTACTTGAACCGGTAGGCGAAGCGGATAGTGAATATAATTTTAATGAGGCTGTCAAACGAGCTAATATTTTATATTCTTTCAGCGAAGGGCAAAAATGGTCATTCCTTATCTCTGTTGCCGGGGCTTGTAATATTATGGGTATGTCGCTTGATTATTGTAAATCAATGGTGATAAAAAGGTTTAGAGATCAGACCAATATTTCAAATGAACGGCTCATAAAGCCCATTAACGACATTTACCACTTATACAAATCACAACACGCTACATTTAATATCGAGGCAGCGTTTGAAAAGCTAAACTTCCGGCTGAAAAAACACCTGGTTTATGACTGGCTGCATGAAGGAAAGAAGCCGAAGGGGGACGAGGTTGTTACTATTTGCCAGGAATACGAAGCAAACCGAGAGCGGGTTGAAATGCTTATCGAGCGGGTATTTGGGGAATATGCCAACGAATTTGGTTATAAAGACTTCCCGGCGGTACAGAAAATACAAATATGGCTTAACAAACGATATGACTTTAAACTAAACATTGTATCGCAACAGGCCGAAATGTCCGCTATTGGCTCATCTATTTACACCGATGTGAACGCGGACGAAATATACAGGCAGACCTCAATGGCGCGGTTTAAATACAGCCTTACTGATATAAAATCGCTTCTGCGGTCTGAATTTATCCGGTCTTATGATCCGATACTCGACTACTTTAAATCCACTACCTACGACGGGAAAGACCATATTGCCGACCTTGCCTCTTACATTAAGACGGATGACGGCGGGTTTTGGGAGAAACAATTTAAAAAAGCCCTGGTTAGGTGTATTGCTTGCGGTCTCGGGAAGAAAGAAAATAGAATCGTAATGGTTTTATTCGGCAAGAAACAGGAAACGGGCAAATCAACCTTTATCCGCAACCTTTCGCCCTGGGGAGTAGATAAATATTTCACAGAGTCGCCCATCATTGGAGGCAATCAAAAGGACACAGAGATTCGGTTTAGTGAAAACTTTATATACAACATAGAAGAGTTGGCGGGGCTTTCCCGTGTCGATATTAACAAGCTAAAGGCAGATATTTCCAAGTCAGCGATTAAGGAGCGAAGGTCATACGGCACTCACGAAGTATCTGCGCCACGCCGTTGTAACTTTTGGGCATCGTCCAATGTGCAGGAGTTTTTGTATGATGAAGAAAATACCCGGTGGCTGGTTTTTAACATCGTCAGTATTGATTGGGGGTATAAAAAGAATGTAGATATAAATAAGGTTTGGGGGCAGGCGTGGCACCTTTACAATAGCGGATTTGACTATGAGCTTGATGCGGAGGATAAGGCGATAAGGGAATATATTAATGAAGATTACAGGTTCAGGAGGCCGGAGGAAGAGTTGTTGGCCAGATATTTTAAGCCTGCAAATCCAGGCGAAGGGAGGTTTATGTCTGCAACAGAAATAGCTATGCACCTTAATGCTAAAAGCTCTTCGCTTAAAATAAATCCCAACAATATAGGCAAAACAATGGCTGCGGTATTTGACTTACAGAGCCAGCAGGTAAAAATTGCCGGTAAAAACACGAGGGGTTATTGGCTTTATACCGGCTTTAACGAGGCCGATGGGGAGCCGCTAAGACAGATGCCGGGGACGGTTTCCACAGATTTCGGCGGTTTTTAGTAACAGGTGTTACCTTTGATAATCAACAAGGTAACACGGGTAGCACGAGTTTCCCTATATTAATATATTACGATGAAATTTATATTATACTCCAAAACGATAATATGGTGTTACTGTTGTTACCTACTATGATTATCAATATAATATATAACTTTTCTTCCTGTTACCTTGTTGTTACCCTGTTACCTTTTATTTCATTACCTGTTCCACCCCGAAACTGTTTCACGGCCAACATAATTCCGATTATTCCGAAAATTCCGTAGCTTTATGCACATGGCAGGACGACCCGCAGCATACACCGACCCTGGCGCATTGGAGGCCGATATACAAGCCTACTTCGCGACCCTGGATAAAGAGCAGCCCACGATAACCGGGCTTGCTTATTCTTTAGGATTTGAGTCGCGTCAATCGCTTTACGACTACGAACAGAAGGGCGAATTTTCTTACATGATTAAAAGAGCGCGCCTCCGGGTTGAGATGGGTTACGAAAAAGCCCTGGCAGGCCAAATGTGCACCGGCTCTATCTTCGCGTTAAAGAACATGGGCTGGAAAGACAATCAACGCACCGAACTGACCGGTGCGGACGGGAAGGCAATGATCACCGAAACACACGTAAAAATAATCCGTGATAAAGGAATTTCATCTACACCTGGCGACGCTCCACTCCAATCAACAGAAGGTACTGGATCAACAGAAACGGTTTAACGTTCTTTGCTGCGGCAGGCGTTGGGGTAAGACCAAACTCTCCGAAGAGTTGATGCTATCTCCCGACGATGAAGGGAACGGCGCATTGAACGGCTTTCCGGTTGCTTATTTCGCTCCTACTTACAAAATGCTTATGGAAGTATGGCGGTCGGTGGTAAATATCACGAGCGCAATCACCGAACATAAAGCAGAGCAGGAAAAACGCATACAACTTATCGGCGGCGGCATTATTGAAATGTGGTCGCTCGATACACCCGATACTATACGGGGAAGAAAATACAAGCGGGTTATTGTGGATGAAGCCGCAACCGTTCCGAATCTCAAATACGCCTGGACCGAAGTTATTCGCCCGTTATTAACGGATATGAAAGGCGATGCGTGGTTTTTATCCACGCCGAAAGGAAAAAACAATTACTTCTACGATCTTTCGCTCAATGTCGATAAGTACCAGGACTGGACTTTCTCGCAGATGCCGACGGTATCGAACCCATATATTGATCCGGCAGAAGTGGAAGAGGCGCGGCTGCAGCTTGACCCGCTCACCTTCGCGCAAGAGTACCTTGCCTCCTTCGTTACCGAATCCCTCGACTCATGGGCGTATTGCTATAGCCGTGAGAAGCATGTAGGTAGGACTGAATTAAACCGGGCCTTCGATGTGAAGTTATCCTTTGACTTCAACCGAAACCCAATCACCTGCGGGGTATTTCAGGACTACGGCGGCGAGATACGCGGTATTGAGCAGATAAAACTGGAAAGCTCTAACATCTACAACCTATGCGATTACATCAAAGCGAAATACGGGGGCTGCTTGTTCACCGTAACCGGGGACGCAACGGGCAAGGCTTCAAGCGCACTCGTTAAGGATAACACCAACTACTATACGGTGATTAAGGCGCAGTTAAACCTATCCATCAACCAAATCAAAGTGCATACAGTAAACCCATCGCTCGAAGAAAACCGGGTACTGGTAAATTCTATACTTCACTCAAAAAAAGTAACTTTGGATGAAATAAACTGTAAAGGGCTTATATTTGACTTAGAACATGCGCAAGTGTTGCCGGATGGCTCGCTCGACAAGACAGACCGGAAGGATCCCACGAAGCAACTCGATGCGCTTGATTGTTTCAGGTATTACCTTAACACGTTTCATAAACACAACTTGAAGTTATGACATGCTGCTTCACCGACACCATCGCTAAATGCGAGACCGAAATCCAGGTTAATGCGATGCTTGACCCGGAAACGTTCTACCGGTGGGTGATTACCGATAAGTTCGGTAACAAATACGAGGGCGAAGTGCAAACGGATACGCAAGGGTTCTTTACCATCCCGGTTGAAGATTTACCGGCTGGTTTACTCACTCAATACAGCGGGGTGTTTAAGCTCCAAGTATTCCAGCTATACGCCGCATGCGGTCCGGAGAAATTTAAAGTAGCAGGATTGTACGACTGTATAGAATTTGAGATTACCGGCGGGACGTTCGTTAAAAATAATCTCGGTTGTGATTTCGATTGCAATATAAACGCGCAGCAATCTTCCTTAATTCCTTTTACCGACGATGCAGAGCTTACTATCGACTGGTCGTTATATTCCGGTAGCTTCGGTAACTCGCCGCAGATAAGCGTGTACCACGAAATATCAGAAGGCGTGTTTCAGTTAGTTGCCGTTGCGATAGAGCAGGTGCGCGTCAATGGCGTGCTTACTGAAATCAATATTGATAATGGTGGTGTAGAAACCGGATATGTAATAATTTCATAGTGATGGCTTGTTGTGAAGTAATATATCGGACTTTTGTAAACGAGGCGGTGACCACCGTTCCTTTTACTGGGGCTGTTCCTACCGTCACTATATCTTACCTGCTTGACGGGGAGTGGTCGGTTTCTGTGGCAACAGTAGTGAAGATAGTCGGCGGTAGTGTGGTGATAGATCACGGCGGTATTGCGACGGGACTGATAAAAATATTGCAATGATTGAAAAAATTATCATAACATCCCTGTTCGTTTTCGGCTATTGCTGCATTTGGTGGGAGGGTATGATCTTCGAGAAGCAAGGCGACTGGCTCGATGAACGCCTGCCCGAATGGCTCGCTAAACCTTTATATCAATGTTATATTTGTGCTTGTTTCTGGTGGGGTACTGCGCTTTATTGGGTAGTATGGCACGGCAGCCTAAAAGAATGGTTCGTGGTCGTAGTGGCGGCAATGGGGTTAAACGCAGTGTTAAGTAAATTGTTTCGTGATGATTAACCTTCTTGCCCTCGGATTCACGGCAGTAGGTACGTGCAACTGCAACGGGTCGCACAATAAAAAATACAAATTAGCCGAATGGCTGATCTACATAACCACCACAAAGTTCAAAGTTAAAAAACATGGCTCAACGGTCAAAGGGTACACGCCTATCGAACATCTGGAAACGTATCTTCGGAACGCGCTTCCGCAGTTATTTACTGGACCAGAAGTACCGAATTAATCCGGCTTTCACGCATGACGGCGTAGATTACTACGAGTTCGCTAACCAGGAGGATGTGCCATCGGGCAGGGGTTTCGCCGCCCTGGGTATTTACAATGAAATGGATATGCGGGTGACGCGTGAATACCTGGAGCTTCACTGCAAGGCGATGGAAAAGATACTGTCAGACCCGAAGAAAATTCACATCGGCTATATTTCACAGATCAACGCTAACTTACGGGAACGCCTGGATCTAATGGTGCTCCCGGATTTCATTTATAAATTAGCATCCGTTATCTACTTCGATAAAAGCGAGAGTGAATACTCTTACGACTACGTGTATAACGAGGCGAAAATAAAGCGGTGGAAGAAAGACCCGAAGATGCTGGATTTTTTTTTGCAAAGGCGGTTGACGGAATTAGTGCCTTTCTTGACCGCGCAAGAGGGAAATTTAAGCACGTATTCAGCGGTGGCGGAGATGGTCGCCGAAATACACCACAAGCATCTTACCGGTATATTGTCGGAAGAAACATCGACGACCGGGTAGGGCAACTTTATTGGATGGCGGATAATGACCCGGTGAAAATTGATAGTTATTTTCGCTTACCTTTATGGGACTACTGGCAAATCCTGGACAACAGGCTTGCACAGTATGAGAAACAGAAAAAGCAGAAGAAATAGACAAAGGTTAAAGCATCGGCATTGGCTCCTGATGGTTGCAAACAAAAGGGGTGGCGGAAACCCGGGAATATTTGTCTTACTTTACAAACGGGCTGCGGCCAATATTTAAAATACTTACCTTTTTAAATGGCGACCACAACGCAAACCGTAATCATAGATTTTCAGGCAGACTATTCCAGCTTAGAGGCTGGAATCGACGTGTTAGAACGTACCGGGAAGGTGGATGCCGAACTGGCCGCCACATTTAAGAGAACCAATGCCGAAATAGGTAGGCAGGGTGCGGCGTTCAAGTCTGCCGCTACCGCATCGGGCGCGAGTACGCAATCTTTCACGAAGCTAAACCAACTCATGCAGCAGTTTCCGAAGTCGGGACTGAATCGTTTTTTATTGCAAGTGGGCAAAGAGTTGGCGGGTGCGGGAGTGCAGGCAAAAGACTTTTACACTAAGCTGGATCCGAAAGATGCCGTTACAAAACAGGCGTCGCTTCGCGGCGAATTAAAACAGGTTAAAGACCAGATGCAACAGGCCGCACTTGCTGGCGGTGTGTTGGGGGAAGAGTATAAGCGACTGAAACAACGTGCCGGAGAATTGGACGACACGATTAAGGATGTGGCGAATGATATCGCCAACGCCGGAAGCGATACCAGGGGAGTAGATAATTTGGTCGGTTCTATTTCCGCGCTTGCGGGGGGCTTCTCTGCCGTACAAGGCGCGGTTGCGCTATTCGGCGATGAGTCCGAAGATTTACAAAAAACATTACTACGGGTTAATGCTGCGATGGCACTTGCTACCGGTATTCAACAAGTGCTAAATGCTACAACGAAGCAGGGAGCGTTGACGAGGGTTGCCGATGCTGCAGCTACCGGGCTTCAAATTGCCGCGCAGAAAATATACACCTTCGTTACTGGTCGGGCTACTGCCGCGACTGTTGCGTTTAAGGTTGCGCTGGCAGCTACGGGCATCGGACTTGTGATAGTTGCGGTGATTGCGCTGGCTAATGCGTTTAAGAGTTCCACCAAAGATATTGACGATGCCACGGACGCTATCGACAGGCAAAACCGGTCGCTTGAGTCTATGAATACCTTGATAGAGCAACAGCTTTCTATTAGTCTTGCCAGGGCAGAGGCTGCGGGGGCGGCAGAGAGTAGGTTAATTGCTATACGGGGTAAGTCATTACAAGAGCAAAGAAAAAATCTTATTGAATCAAACGCATTACTCGGAGCGCAAAGAGATGGTCTTAGCGCAACCTCCGAGGCTTATGGAAAACTAAATAATGCCATCGAAGAAAATAACGCGGCTATAAAAGAAATTGATACGCAAACCGTCGTTGCCAGTTTGAATTTACAAAAGGCTCTTGCAGATGAAGCAAAGAGAGCAAATGATGAAGCAACGGCCAAAGCCAAAGAAGCCGCCGAGAAGGCCCGCGCTGAAGCCGCGAAGCAACGTGCCTTAGCATTTGCCGATAACCAGGCGGCCATTGAATTGCAGTTATTGCAAGTGGCAAAGGGTAGCGCGGAAGAGTTGGAGTTACAAAAAGACTTACTACGCAAGAAACTCCAGATCGACCTCGAAGCGGAAGATTTAACGCTGAATCAAAGAAGGTTGCTTATACAAAGGTTTTTTAAAGAACGAAAAGAACTGGAGAAAAAGTCTAACGCCGAACTTACTCAAGAGAGCATAACAGAAGAGCAGTCGAGATTACAGGCGCAGTTGTCGAATTTGAATTTAGTAAGCGAGGAAAGGGTAGAATTGCAAGTAGAGTCTCTTCGTTTATCAGCGGCCCAGGAAATACTTTCGGCGGATGGAAACGCAGCTAAAATCCGTGAGATTAATGCGAAACTGCAAGCGGATATTGTAGCTGTAAAAGTGGCTGCGATTCAACAGGCGGCGGACTATGAGATAGCATTAGCGTCCGCACAAGGGGGGACGGCCCGGCGTGCATTGGAGGCAGTTTCTGCAAATGAAAAACTAAAAGCAGATGTAAGAATAAATGCTATTCAGCAATTAGGAGATAGAGAGCAAGCGGAGTTAGATAGACAAATTAAAGCCAATCGTGATGCGGCTGCAATACAGGGGTCGGATCAACAGGCTTTAGCTTTAATTTACGAGCAGTTACTAGATCAAAAAAGGGCGAAGGCCGAAAAAACAGAACAGGATATTACAAAGATCACGCTTGATGAGACGGAAAAGAGAAAAGCCGCTGACATATCCTACATCCAGGCCACCGTCGGGGCGTTGCAACAGGTCGCCGATATTGCAGCCACTATTCAACAACAGGAAGAGGAAGCATCGGACGCGGCTATTACCAGGCAGCGTAGAGAATTGGAAGAACTACTTGAAGCCGGAGCGATCACCGAGAAAGAAGCAAGAGAATCGCGCAGAAGGATTGACGGCGAAGAACGTGCCGCGAAACAAAAGGCCGCGCAACAGTCAAAGAACCTGGCGGTATTCAATGCTGTGCTGGCTATCCCACAGGCATATATCGCGGGACTTACTGCACCGTTCCCGGTGGGCGGGCCGTTATATGGAGCTATTCTCGCAGGTCTTGCCGGGCTGCAGGCCGGGTTGATTGCCGCTAAACCAGTACCGAAATTCGCAACGGGTAAAAAAGGCTCTTATTCAGGTGCTGGTATCGTGGGCGACGCGGGCGCAGAGTTGGTACATCGTGCGGATGGCTCCATGTGGGTAGCGGATAAACCAACACTTACTTATCTCGGGAGCCGCGATAAAGTATTTACAGCGGGTGAAACAAAACAGATGCTGCCGTTTGTGAATAAAGAAGCTATTGCCGCAAAGCCGGTAACAGAAGGTTTTGATTATAACAAGATGGCGGCGGCTATGAAGCATAAACCATCCAACACAACGGTAAACATCGACAAAGAATTTATAAGCGAATCGGTCGCCAATGGGTTAAGCAAAGTGCAGTACCTCGACCGCTATTATTTCCGCAAATTATGACCTGGACTTTCCAAATAGATGCCCTGGCTATTGAAGAGCCGATAGGCTTCTCCGAGATTCTGCTCCGCGTAAAGCGGGACGATCAATGGCATGGACTATTCTTTGAGGCCGGTACCAGCGACCTGCAATTCTATGGCGCGGCGGCTAACTACCTCCGCAACCTAAAACAAACGCAAGGCTTTTCCGCAGAAGCCACTTTTAAGGCGATTACAGACTGTGGCGGCGAAGATGAGGTACTAACAGGTAAATTAGATTTCAGGCAATACAAAGAGAAGTGTGGCGTTGAGGGATGCCTTGTAACGATGGCGGTAGAGCAAGAGGGTTGTACGATGACCTTGCGAAACCGGTATGACCAAAAGGTTGACCTGTCCGACCAGGTAGCCTTCGATAAATTAACAGTACTCCCCGATTATAACGGCCTTAATTTCACGATGCAATTAGCCGCGCAGGAAATCCAGGTGGGTAACCGGGCAGAAACCGGGGCAGACCCGATCACTTCCGTTATCAGCGACGACCCAGAATGGGTGACAACCGGCGACGATGATTTCGTGGGCTATATTTCCCCGGCTTATGCGGATATTAAAAACTCATCCCTCGGGACTTTCGGCACTACTCCCGATATTTTAGTGACACCCGACGGCGCGAACAACATACCACCTTACCCGGCTTTCCCGGTAACAACGGGGACGGCTACACTACTGGGTGATATTATTTGCGATCTTAATAGCGCGGTGGCGACCTTCAGGCACAAGGGGGTTATCAATATCCAACAATCTGGTGCAGGGGCACTACAATACCTCCGGCTTAAGCTATGGCGGTTACCGGCAGGGCTTGACGCAAGCATGGCAGCGAATTGGATAGAGGAATATAATAACGAATTTTACGGGGCTAATATCGACGGACCAGTTGCGTTCGATGTATCGGCAACCGTACCGATCACACTCAACCAAGGCGATTTTATTTACTACGGCGTTTTCGTTATCAATAACGACCTAAGCAACATAACGTCCTTCAATTACCAGCAGGACCCGGAATCGTTCTTTGATCTTTCCGCGTCTACGCTTTGCCCGGAAACGGACGCAGTGGTTTCCCTGGTACACGAAGCGGCAAGCAGGGTAACAGAGGCTATTACGGACAGATGCCTTACGGTGAAATCAGACTACTACGGCAGAACAGACAGCCAGCCCTATGCGGCATTGGAGGACGGCTGCGGATCATTACGCGTTCTTACTTCCGGCCTGCGGCTACGCAATGCCGAAACGCCGAAGCACTTTGTGAGCTTAAAGGATGTTTTCGATGGTCTGAATGGCATTGATAATATCGGCATCGGAGTAGAGGGGTCGCAGTTACGAATAGAACCTACTGAATATTTTTACCAGGACGTAGAAATCCTGCGGCATCGTAATATACCGCGCTCCGATTTCGCGCTCGATCCCGATGATGCGTATTCGATTGTTAAGATCGGGTACAAGAAATGGGAAACCGAATCGGTGAATGGGTTAGATGAATTTAACAGCAATAAAGAGTTTCGCACCTCGCTTAAATCCATTAGCAATACGCTAGATGTTACCAGCCCCTTTATTGCAGGTGGGTACCCAATAGAAAAAACAAGGCAGCAATCATTCGCTGAAACAGGCGCAGCTGATACCAAATACGACAACGATACTTTTATCATAGTTGTTACGCGCGATGCCTACGGCTATGAAGTCGAGCAGGGGGTTATTGTAAATGCCTCCGGGTTTTATTCTCCCGGCACGGCTTATAACTGGCGCATTCGTCCGATGTATAACCTCATGCGGTGGTGGAAGTCAATAGCGCAGTCGTATGTCAATCTCGCTAATACTGCCGCGCGGTTATTCTTTGCCAGCGGTACGGGTAATATTGTTGCGACGGGCGAGTTAACCGATGATTGTAATGTAGCCGCCGTTAATAAGCCCGAGAATGGTGACCTTTCCCGAAATGATATGCTGGTAGGGAAAGACCCGCTATATAAAGCAGAAAATGTTACTTATCGCTACCCTATGAGCCTAAAAGAGTATAACTTAGTAAAATTAAATCCGAGGGGGTATGTTTCTTTTCAGTGTGGTGATGGAGATTTTCAAAAAGGATTTATAACCAATATAGCCTACCGCGTGGCAAGAGGTGAGGCGGAATTAACTTTAAAACTGAAATGGAGTGTATAGGATCATAGACCCAGCTAATAGTTTCGTTTTCTTCGGAGGCGATAACCAGGTGCAGCATTGTATCTGGGGTACGATCAATACCTGTATGCCCGTTTACGCGGATGACGACATTGCCTTTCAGTTCGTCGTGGCGGCCGATACCCCGGAAGAAATCGCTGCGTTATGTAATCCGACAGAACCGGGAATCGAAATAGGACTGGTGCTTGACTGCGACCAAGAATCGTTTACAGTGCAGTTCACCGAACTCCCCGACCGCTATAAAATCAGCGATACGCAGGTGTTATTTAACTGGCCGCATGGGCTACCTGGCATGACCGCCAATGTTTCTATGGAAGCCTGTTTTGCGATCCGGGTGGTGATTAGCGAAGATACCTTTTGCTCTAACTGTTTTCAGCGCATCCCGGATGACTGTTTTACTAGCGTAGTAGAATATGGCAACGATGATAATTTTGCAGGGTTCAATTATTGCAATAGCGGCGGTGTTTCGCCGGACGCTGAATCATGCGAACCCACGATAATAAATTTCACCAATCAGTCAACGCTTAGTATTCCTTATACCACCTCCATGCAGAATAAATACGGGACAGTTCCGACGGTGCAGGTTTGGATATACGATGGCGATGGAGTCCCGACGAATATGGGGGTGTCGGCGACGTTCGATGCAATGCCTCCCAATTTTATAAATGTTGATCTCGGAGGTCCGGCAAGTGGCTTCCTCGTAATAAGATAAATATGTTTAAGAACCGCATAAGACTTCCATTATATCTTAAAAACGCGCAGTTTCCGACTGAAGCAACGCGGTTCCGTAGAAGCGACGGCAGCACGCAAACGCTGGCCGTTACGATTCGTAAGACATACGCGATTGCCACCGACTACATGAGCGACGAAATGCACCAGCGTACTGTTGTTGCATTGAACCACGACGAGGTGAGTATTGAAGGAGATCGTTATTTCGGCGGTGTTGCTTTGGATGGCGAGTATGAAATCACACGCCCCGATTTCCTGGATTACCCTCTTGGACAAGCTGCGGCGGTTATTCAGGTCACGCCTTTCGACATGACCAATAGTAATTGCCAAACGTGCGACGAAGCCTCTCAACTATCCTTAGTTGACGATGACGCGGGTGAGATAGAAGAAGGCGTACCTGCTATTATTGACGTTTTCGATAATGATACAATTTGTTGTTACCCGCCTGTTGCTGAAATAACGTGGTTTGATAACACTTACCTGGCATCCGCTACTATTGACCCGGATACCGGCGAAGTGACTTTAACCACGCTCGACCCGGTGCAATCGGTAGGCAATATAAAACTCGCCACCTACCGCGTGGCTTGTCCTGATGGAAGCTATGACGAAGCCGATATTTACGGTAGCATTGCAGGGTCGGAAGAATCGTGCGAGCAACCGACAGATATTCAAATTGCTTTCAGCGATCCGCCCGCACCATTTAACTTAACTGCGACATGGACCCCGCCCGCTGTACCGCCAACGTTGTACGAATATATCTTAACGCTCAATGGCGTAACGGTTTGTTCTGGTAACAATCCGTCGCCTGAAATATTCGGAAGCTGTACCAATTTGCTGGCATCTACCGAATACGTGTTATCTGTCAGGTCTGTTTGTAGCGAAGGAGTTTACAGCCCCTACACGAACCTTACCTTTACAACCCCTGCAGGCGAAGTGGAAACTTGCGGTAATTTTGAAGTAAGTTGCGACGACGGTACAACCAACCGAGACACGTACAACTACAGCTATATGGATTGTAACGGGAATATCCAAAACCGAACTATTGTAAATCTTTCTACGCGCGAGGTGTGTATGTTGATGGATAGCAGCAACGATCCCATATATTTTGAAACCACCGGCCCGGTAGATTATACTTATATTGAACCATGTTAAACAGAGGCATCATATTAATTGCAAGCGGCGCGCCCTTCTACGGACGGATGGCCTATAATTTAGCGGTGAGCATAAAGGCGGTGGAAGATATTCCTATAACCGTTTTGCACAACGGCGCAGGGCTGTCGCACTTGTCGGAAAAGCAGAAGGCTATTTTTAATACTATTATTGAAATTACCCCGGCTTCTTTTGCTGCCAAACTATGCCTGGCAGATTATTCGCCGTACGACTATACCTTATACTTCGATGCTGATATGTTGTGGATGCCTATTAAAACACCTACGCATCTATTTGATGAATTAAAGGATGTAAAATTTACCTCTATCACCGAAGGTTTTTATGACTACGGATCCGGCGTGGATTACGGCAATAAAATGTACCACTACTGGTGTGATCCTCTGGAAGCAAAACAGGTGCATGGGTTGGAAGAAAAGTTTTACCAATGGCGAAGCGAGGTGATCTATTTTAATAAGGACGCTAAAGAGTTGTTTGATCTGGCGAAAAAGTACTATCAAAATCCTGGCGTTACGGTGAAGCAGTTTGTAAACCAGGTGCCGGATGAACTGGCGATAAACATAGCGGCCTCAAAATTAAATATCGAGCCGCATGCCTACAAATGGACACCGGCGTACTGGCATAGGCTTCACGGGGAAGGGATGCAACTGCCGGGCATAATGAATAATTATTACCTGCTATCGGTTGGTGGAAACTTTGCTAGTAGCGTTATGAAAACCTGTTATAACAATCTATCTAAGGCGGCGCATAATAAATTAGGGCTGCAATATCTTTTTACTTTGCAATCAAAAAAATCGGTCATGCCCGACCGCGTAAAAATGTAAGCCATGCCTAAGTTAGAATTTACACCTATTGAATTAAAAAACTTGTTCGGCGAAGAATTGAAGTACCGGCACTGCTTTTACGAGCGTTCTGTAAATGAGGCTAAAGACATGCTGGTACATGCTGACGGGTTATTCCCCGGAGACTTATTGAATGAGCGTAGGCCCAACGAACCGGAAGAGGTGTTGTGTTACCGGAAGAAAATATTTGTGCCGAAAACAAAGCCCTATTTCGGTAAGATAGTTTCGAGCTTGCAGAAGATACGCCGGTCATCCGACTGGTCTATCCGTTATGAGGGCGAATGGCCGCGAATACCCGAAGGAGAGAAATTGGAAGATTACTGCGAAGTAAATTACCCGCAATTTAGCTCCGTTACCAACTGGGCTTTTGCGGTACTGCTTAAAAAATATTTAACGGATCCCAATGCCGTTATGTTCTGCCATCCAAAGGAGGTCCAGATACCGGAGAATGAATACCTGAAACCGGTTATACAGATCATCGACGCGGAGCATGTGCTCGATTACGTGTACCAGGATTACGCGGTGCTTAAAAACCCTTCCGGTTGCATGTATGTAACTGCTAAAGGAGCTTTCCCCGGCAAGTCGTTCTATGTGGTGACTACCGAGCGCATTACCCGATATGACCAGACCGACGGGCGCGGCACGATGGAGCCGAAGGTCGATTATGAGCATGGGTTAGGGGAATTGCCCGTATATAAATTAGGGGCGGTTATTGCCGATGCTACCGCAGACAGGGTGTTATATGAATCCCGCATATCAGGTATCATACCAGAGTTCGACGAGGCTATAAGAGAATACAGCGACCTGCAGGCCGCGAAGGTCATGCACATGTACCCGGAGCGGTGGGAGTTCTCACAGCACGAGTGTACGCGCTGTAACGGAACCGGCAAGATCAACAATCCATTATGGCACGTAGGCTGCGATGCTTCTATTGACTCGCAATGCGGCTGTGATAACAAGGGTTGCAAGAACGGCTATGTTGTAGCAGGGCCGTATAGTAAAATTATGGTGCGTCCTACTAATTCGGTAGAGGGGCAGGGTAATGTACCGATGCCGCCTGCGGGCTTTATAGAAAAAGATGTAGAAATTATTAAGCTGCAAGAGGAAAGTGTTGCGTCGCATATCACCAATGGTCTTGCCTCTATCAATTTCGAGTTTATTGCCAGCACGCCACAGGCGCAGTCTGGAGTAGCGAAAGAAGTGGATAAGGATGAATTAAATAACACGGTTCACTCTATTGCCGAGGACCTGGTGCGCTGTATGGATTGGGGGTATTATATGATCGCGCTTTACAGGTACGGCATGATCTACAACAAGGAAGATATAAAAGAAATGGTGCCGAAAATTGCGGTGCCGGAGAAGTATGATATACTTTCTTCTACGCATTTGGAAGAGCAGTTGAAGAGCCTGAAGGAAAGCAAGGCAAACCCGGTTATCACCAATGCGGTGGAGGTAGAGTTTGCGGGTAAGGCGTTTAACAACGACCCCGCTATACGGGAATTAGTGCAACTGGTCTTATCACTTGACCCGCTTGCCAATATTCCTGAAGATGATAAAATGAGCCGGTTAAGTAATAAAGGCATTACCCTGGAAACGTATGTAATCAGCTCCAATATTCACGAGTTCGTGCAGCGCGCTATCGAAGCTGATAAAAAGTTTGGAGAGAAAGACGCGAAGGAGCAGAAGGCGGTTATTGCCGGTTATGCGGTAGAGCAGATAGCGGCGGCTAATGCGGACCTTATACCGGTGGAGGAAGAGGAAATTGACCCTATTACCGGGATGCCGATTGTTAGTGAGGAAGTAAGTATTGTTTAATGGCAACCTACTCTGAAATATTAGACCGCATCGGTAAAGCCGTTAAGAAGTTTAACCGCAATATTCCGAAGGCGCAGCGGTCAATGTTTGAGGCAATAGAAAAAGAGATTGCCCGGCTTGAACTGTACGATGACGGCAAGGTGAGAACGACGGCCAAAAACCTTTCTATACTGGCATCTATCAAAGCCAAAATAAACCGCGTTATTGTTACGCCGGAATACCGGGGAGAGGTAAAAGAATTTGCTAAGGCGTTCAATGAAGTAACTACCCTGCAAAATGAATACTGGAAAACGCAAGAGGCGACATTTAAACCCAGACCGATTCTAAAAGCCCTACGCAAGCAAGCCGTTACCGATACCGTGAATCTGCTTACTGAATCCGGCATTGGCGTGAACGTGTCCGACCGGGTGACCGATATTATAAAAACCTCTATCACTTCCGGGGGTTCGTATGCTAAATTAACGTCCGCACTTCGGGACGGGCTGCTTAATACCGAGCAGAAAGGGTATTTAGACAGGTATGCAAAGCAGGTCACAATCGACTCGCTCAATCAATACTCTGCGCAGTACACTAAACTGGTTTCCTCCGATCTCGGGTACGAGTGGTTTAAATACGACAATACTGATATTGACACCACCCGACATTTCTGCGATGCGATGACGGATCAGCCCTACTTTCATATTTCAGAAGTACCGCGCTTATTACGTGCAGAAGATTTGTATTACACCTCCGCAACCGGTGGGCAGAAGAAAGTAGAAATATACCACAAGACCAACCTCCCTTACGGCATGATCGCCAACACCAATACCGAAACGTTTTTTATCAATCGCGGCGGCTGGAACTGCGGGCACCAGATACGACCGGTCAACGTTCGCCAGGTCCCGGCTGAAGTGGTCGCGCGGGTAGAGGCAACGGCAGCATATAAAAATTATAAAAAGGCAACGGGGAAATAAGTATATTAGCACCCGGTTTAAAATTTGAAAAAATGTGTCGCCCCCACTTTTCCAAGTAGGGGCTTTTTTATTTTTGAACTTTCATACGACTTTTGTAACTTTAAATTCCTATATGGATACAACCTCTTTTTTATTGGGTCTTGCTGCCGGTGGTATCACCGCGCTTCTGCTTAATAAGAACAGAGACTATTTAATCATCAAAAAATTAAACAAGATCATGGCAACACAAGCAGAAGCAGCCGTACAACTTGATACGGTAACAACAAAACTCGGTAAGGTCCTTACTGAAATTCAGGCATTGAAAGATGCAGCAGCGGCAGCAGCAAATGTTTCACCGGAATTGCAGGCGGCTATTGACCGCGTTGTAGGTGCAGCAGAGGCGGCTGACAATGCTAATCCGGATGCTCCTATAGAACCACCTGTTGAAGAACCAACGGTATAAGCAACTACGCTGGTAAGAGCGTTTAAAATTATTGGCCTGTGGATTGGCTTTCTCTTACCGGAAAGTACATGAAGCAGGCCATGTTTTGTTATATATGAAAAAGACAGTAGTATCTCAATTAAAAAATAATGATGACCAATTAATAGGCATCAATGTAAAAACAGAAGAAGAAACTTTTACGATCCCGGTTGCTGATGTACGAAGAAATAGAGAGCACGTAGATGCTATAATTAAGGCATCAAACATTCGCAAGGAAGCAAGTTTTTTAAGCCGTCCTATTCTTGGATGGGGTATTCATATAACACCTCGATAAAATGAGCGGCAATAAACACATACTTTTCAACTTCGCCTCACGTTCGCGCCCGGAAAAGTTCAAACGTCTCGTTGCGCAAATTCAAGAATACTGCACCGAACCCTATACCATTCTCGGCAAGGTCGATGAGGACGACCCGGCAATATCGGAATACCTCACTACGCCGGAAGTTAGGTTTGCCGTAGGTTTCTCTACCTCCAAGATCCACGCGATCAACCGCGATATTCCCGCCGACGGTTGGGATATTATCGTAGATATTTCAGACGACTTCTGGTTTACCCGAAAGGGTTTTGACAGTATTATCCGCGAACATTGTGGACCCGACGACTACCTGCATTTCCCCGAACCTTTTGCCGACAACCAGGCTAAGTTAGGCAAGCAGGAAAGCATCGTTATTATGTACGTTGCGGGTCGTGATTATTTCAACCGTACCGGATGGATATACAACCCGATTTATTTGTCCTTGTTTTGCGACAATGAAGGAACACAGGTTGCCCGCTTAAATGGCCAATATAAGAAAATGAATGAACAAATATTTTTCCACGCTCACCCGGCGGCGGGTTACGGGGTACAGGATGCACAAACGAAGTACACAGAGAGTTTGTTTAAGATTGATGAGGCTACGTATATTAAAAGAAGAAAGGAGGGGTTTAAGGTATGAGTTATTGTAATTTACCAGCACCAGATATGTCGCAATGTGACGATGGAAGAAAGAGACTTATAGAGCGTCTTACAATATCGGAACATGATGATAATTCATATTGTCCGCTATCTTTATTTTTAGAAAAAGTAAAAAACGACCCCCATTTGTCTATTTCATTAACGCCAATATTTAATGAAATGGGGATAGCAAGGTGGACTCATGTTTGCGAGATAAAATCAATGTTTTATAAAACAAGAACGTTTAACGTTACGCTGATATGACCCACACCCTTAGTATTTTGATCTGCACCATCCCGCGCCGCGCTGCCATGTTCAATACGTTGGTGGCTGATCTGACCGCGCAATCAGAAAACTACGCTGTCGAGATATTAACAGACGACCAGCCCGGTAGTATCGGAAATAAGAGGCAACGGTTATTAGAAAAAGCTACGGGCGAATACGTTTGCTTCATTGACGATGATGATACGGTAAGCCCACAGTATGTGAAAAACATCTTTGAAAAATTAGGGGCTGATGCTATTGGTTTTGAAGGGCAGATCACCACCAACGGCAGGAATAAAAAGCGGTTTACTATAAGTATGCACCACAACTACGAAGAAAAGGGCGGATCATACTTCAGGTACAATAACCATCTTTCCCCGGTGCGCCGTGAGATTGCTTTACAGATCGGGTACAAGGACATGCAATTTATGGAGGATTACGACTATGCAACGCGGTTAAAAGAATCGGGGTTAATAAAGACGGAGAAGTATATTTATGCTACGATGTATTTTTATAGGTATGTTACAAGAAAACTATACACCTAATGCCCCTACTCTCCATCCTTATACCTTCTATCCCGTCGCGCTGGACTATTGCGATTGAACTGTACAACCGCACAGTGAAGATGTGTGATGGTAAGGACATTGAAACCCTAATGCTGACCGATAATTACAAACGAACCATCGGCGAAAAAAGAGAAGCATTAAAAAACATAAGCAACGGCGAATACTTCATGTTCGTTGATGACGACGACAGTCTGTACTCTATTGAGGAAATTTACGAAGCCTGTAAGGGTGCGGTAGATGTGATTACTTTTAAGTCCCGGTGCCTTAATGCAGACGGATCCACTTTTATCGTTACGGCAGGGCTAAAGAATGAAGTGGAACACAATACCGAAGATGGGAAGTACCTAGACTGCAACCGCCCTCCTTTCCCGAATTGCGCCTGGAGCAAATGGTTTAAAAAAATATCTTTTCCCGCTATCAGCTACGGCGAAGATTGGGAGTGGGTAAAGAAAGCTCTACCGCTGGCAAGATTTGAAACGCATATCCCAGAAGTTTTACACGGCTATAATTTTAACCCCGATATCACAGAAGCGTCAACCGAAACAAACACACACTGGACAAACCCAAACCATGAGAGCAATAGTTAATTTATCAACCAAAGGATATTGGCCTGGGCAGGTAAGACTGGAAAAAAGTTTGCCAGATGAAAGTATTTTTTTATTCAGAGATGAAAAAGAAGTAGGCGCGCCACCTCATCAAGAAAACCCCTATGCCTTTAAAATATATGCTATCGAAGAAGCGAGGCGAAGAAGATTTACGAAAATACTTTGGCTTGATGCCAGCGTATACGCCGTTGGGAATATAGAACCCGTGTGGGAGTGGTTGGATAAGAATGGTGTTTTTATGGAAGAGGCCGGGCATTATGTGGGGTCATGGTGCAATGACACTACGCTTAACTACTTTGGTATAACCCGAGGCGAAGCTATGACCATGCCGATGTTTTCAGCCGGATACTGCGGGTTCGATTTCGATAACCCTATTAGTGTGGAGTTCTTTTCCAAATGGAAAGAAGCGATGCTCGCCGGGATGTTCAAAGGGTCGTGGAGTGATCATAGACACGACATGTCGGCCGGAAGTATTATCACCAATCAAATGGGTTTACCTATGTCGCTAGGTGGCACATTCTTTTCGTATATTGGCGACTCATTCGGAGTACCAAAAGAATCAGTAGTATTTCATTTAAAAGGAATTTAAATTATGATCGCATTAGTCACCGGAATTAATGGTCAGGACGGAAGCTACTTAGCTGAACTATTGTTAAGCAAGGGGTATATCGTACACGGCACCACCCGACGCACGTCGCAACCAGGCCACGCAAATATTATGCACCTGTTAGGCAAAATAACGATACACCCCGCCGACATGACGGACGCAAGTTCTATTCACAACGCCATTGAAACAGTAAAGCCCGATGAGATTTATAACCTCGCCGGTATGAGCCAAGTTCGGTGGAGCTATGATGTGCCGAGTATGACGATGGATGTAAACTGCTTGGGGTTATTGCGAATAATTGAATCTGTACGGTCATTAAAATTGGACTGCAAGATTTACCAGGCGTGTAGCTCCGAAATGTTTGGTAAGGTGCAGGAAGTACCGCAGACAGAAACAACCCCATTTTATCCCCGCTCACCCTACGGCGTATCTAAGGCTGCTGCCTATTACATGGCTCGTTGTTACCGGGAAAGCTACGGCATGAAAATATACTGCGGGTTCTTATTCAATCATGAATCACCGCGCAGAGGGGAAGAGTTCTTAACAAGAAAAGTTGCTATTGCGGCAGCAGAAATAAAAGCCGGTATCCGCCAATCTCTGAAACTCGGCAATCTCGATGCAAAGCGGGATTTCGGTTACGCGGCTGAATACGTTGAGTGGATATGGAACATCATGCAGCACGACACGCCGGATGACTTTGTAATAGCAACCGGGGAAACGCATTCGGTTAAAGAGTTTGTGCAGCTTGCTTTTGAGCGCGTGGGGTTGAACTACGAAGATTATGTAGAGTATGACAAGTCGCTTACCCGTCCTGCCGAAGTGGACCTATTGATAGGTGATGCTGGCAAATCAATGAAGGTGTTGGGATTTGAGCCGAAGGTAAAGTTTGCAGAATTGGTAAATATTATGGTGGATGCGGAAGTATTAAAATTAGCCAATGCCAATAAATGAAGATAACCGCCGAAAACTAATCGACTTCCCAGAGGGTAAAATACTGGAAATAAAAGAGGACTGCGTTGTTGGCGGGCACTACCACCAGATTAAAACCGAATATTTTATTTTGTCGAAGGGCAGTTGCTTGATGATACTGGATAACATGAAGGTCCCCATGCGTATCGGGGAGTTGTACACCGTTCCGCCATTTACTACCCATTCTTTTCAAATTAAAAAAGGCAGCATACTAATCGGCCTTTGTTCCCATCCCTATGATCCAAATGATGAATATAAAACACCAACCAATGATTAAAGACTATTCCCAACACGGGGAACAAACTGTTATCCTGAATTATTTTGAAGGCTGCCAGGGAGTTGTTATGGACCTCGGGGCCAACGACGGTATTACCTTCTCGAACTCCCGCGCGTTACTTGAACTCGGCTGGTACGGCATACTGGTGGAGCCATGCGTAAAAACATTTAAGGAATTACAGGAAAATTGCAAACTATTCAGCAGGGTAATGTTGCACAATGTAGGTGTATCCTCCTACAACGGTGAAGCAGATTTTTATGAATCGGGGGAATTGATCGGAGGTGATCATTCTTTAGTATCGTCGATTAAGGAAACCGAAACGGAACGCTGGAAAAATAAGTCCAAAGAAAGAGACCCGGTTGTAGAGTTCAATAAAACAACCATCCCCGTTATTGATTTCGCTACCCTCTTGGAACGTAGCGGAAATCCGCAATTTGACTTTCTGACTATTGATGTGGAGGGCATGGAGCTGGAAATACTTCGGCAGATTGACTTCTCTTTGGTAAGTATGGTCTGCGTGGAGTATAACGGGAAACCCGAACTCGCCGAAGCCTATGATGCACTAATATCTATGCCAGTAATTTATAAGAACCGCACCAATATTATTTACGCGGTTAATAAGTAATTACCTCAACAGCGCGATTAAAGCGATTATACACACTATAATCCACACACCTACCATAATACCAGCACAGCCGTTGTTTTCGGGATCTATATTTCCCTGCACTTGTTGCTCCATTCGCGTATGATTTTAATGATTGTTGTTGAAATAGAAAACTGTTTTAACCCACGCTTTTCTTTTTCCTTACCCTGTTCTTTCAGTATCACTTTCAGAACGTCGATAGGTAGCCCACGTAGCAGTATATCACCTTTTGCCATCTGATATATTTGATAGCAAAATACAACCTTCTACCAAATAAACAAACTAATTTTATTCCACAATCATTTAACACCTATGGCTCGTGAATCTTTTCTCCCTTCAGTATTAGGCGGTAATGGACCTTACCTACGGGTAATAACTCCGGTAACTACAAACGGCACTACGCCGCTCCTCATTGACGGAGTTCAACAAACTGAAGAAACCTTTTTACCCTTATCGGCAAAGAAGGAACTGGAAAAAAAGAACCGGCACCTGGAAAGGACGGGGAGTGCACATTTGATGATGAAAATTGAAACGGTTAACTAAATTTTGTAATTATGGGTTGTTCATCTTGCGGGAAACCCCGCCCAACTAAACCACGCGGAGGAAGATAATTTATGACAGCAGCAGAGTTAGTAAAGAAGTTAATGGCGAAAGCCGGAGTAACCTATGACGGCGATCTTTCAACAGATATACCCGACGAGGTTGCTACCAACCTTGACAACCAGTTATTAACCATTGCTGCTGCTACCAACAACCACCCGGATGTAAAGAAGGTATATTTTGCGCAAGCCTATAACGGCCTTGATGCTGAATTAAAGAACGCCTACGCTGATTTCGGGCTATCCGACGAAGTGATTTCAGAGATTGAACGGGCGGGCGGCAGTACCAAGAAGGCGGTGGCCCTTGCAAGGAAGATAAAAGAATTGGGCGATAAAACAGCCCCTGTAGATAGCAAGAAACACGCTGATGAAATCAGGGCATTGAACGAAAAACTGGCGGCTGAAATCCAGGCCAAAACTGGTTTGCAGACTACCTTCGATAACCAGTTAAAACAAATTAAGATACAAACGAAGCTGGGCGGCATGATAAGCGGTTACAAAACCGTTTACGACGATCTCCCGGCTGATGCAAAAGAAGCGGCAACGAACGCCCTTCTTAATAAAGCTCTTCAGGATAGCAATGCGGAATTTACGTTTGATGAAAACGGGAACCTGTCGTTAATTAAAAAAGACGGCACTAACCTTTTCGGGGAGAATCATACGTTGGTTACTCCGCAGGCTTTTATAGACAAATCTTTCTCCAAAATCCTCAAAGTCACCGAGGCTACCAAGCCTAACAACCAACCGGCAACCGTTCCAGGTTCGCAAAATCCTAAAAACGCGGCTTTGGACGCACTGATTGACGAAAGTCTGACTAATTATCAGGCCGGTACAAAAGTCGCGGTTTAACAGCCACTTTACTTAACCTTCTAAATAATTTATATCATGGCTTTAGGCTATTGTCCTGCCTTGCTACGCACTATACGTGAAGTCGCAGGCGAAAACGACCCCTCATTAAAGCTGCACAATGCCGGTTTCCTGGCAATGTTGCAATGCTGCCAGAACAGTTCCGTAAACCCGATTAATGACGGGAATGATGAATACGGACACACCAGACCCTTAACCGTTTCTTATCGCCAGCGTCCTACCCTGTCAATGGTGCAGGAAGAAGATGATTGCGATATTAACCGCATCCCTGCCAAAGCGGAATGGACGTTACCCACACTTACACACCTTAGCACTTCGCATTTTCTTTCTGATGAAACAGTAAGGCAATACTGCGAAGAGGCGAGCCGTGAAAGAACTGTAGGTACGCCTCCGACTCGTATCATGCTGGAGCATTATGGTCTGTTACTTGAATCTGCCAACCTTATTATGAAAGCGGCAAACCGTCGTTTGGTCCTCGATGCGGCAACGCAGTTCGGTCTGAACGTAACTATCGGATCCGCTGCCGGTAAGGTGATCAATATCGAACGCCAGGGCAACCAGCTTGTACTGGATAACGGCATTGTGGATATGATGAGAGACTTTCAGGAAAACGAAATTTGCGGCGAACCTTGTATCGTTGGCGGTGGTTTATTCACTGCATACAACATGCAACGCGCTTCTTTATGCTGCAATACCGCCGGTGTGGATTTATCGCGCATGGGTATACCTCGTTTCTTCTTCGATAAAGACACGCAGGACCTGTGGGGTACAAACACTATCGGTGTATTTGCTCCGGGATCGGTTAAACTGATCGACAGGCTGAAATACAAGCGTTCTTTCGCTGGTCCGGGTGGTACATCGTTTTTCTTTACCGTTCCTTTACCTGTTTCAGAGTTCAACGGTTGTGCTGATCCCTGCCAGGTTACCGAGTTTGACGTTCAGATGAAATACTACGATTGCCCTACAGTAACAACTGTAAACGGCGTTACAACTACTGTCCCTCGCGGATGGCAGGTTATTGTTTCAAAGAACGTTGGACTGTGGGTACAACCTCGTAACGGGTATGCACCGGGTGATGAATTGAACAGCACCAACGGAACACTGAAGTATTTCATTACTAATAACTGTACGGATTGCAGCGAAGATGCAAACGCATACGGTTATGGTTATGCTCAATAATGCAGTGCTTCATTGACTATATCGGATTATCATACTGTGAGCGGGGGGTCTACGATTCCCCTGCTTCCGGTATTTATTTGAACTCCCTCCCCGGAATAAGTATCGAGAACATTGATAAGATAGCGAACGGGGAGCAAGTGAGCTACCTCGGCGTATGGGACGATGTGCAGAAATTCGCACTGGCGCAATTCAGACTTGATGTGATGAATGAAATGAAGAAGTGCTATGCGCTTAATTCCGGGTGCGATTACGACGCCCTTATTTGCGACAACATTGAAGAGTTAACAACGGCCTGGAAATATTTACTCGGTGTATCGCTTATGATATTCCGGCTTACCTCCGACCGTATTAACCGTTGGACAACGATAGGCCGCGATGAGGCAAAGGAGTTGCGTGATTTTTACCAGGTTGAGTATCAAAAAGCCCTACAACAAGGAGTGTTATTAATGGACACGGAAGAGTGTTGTTTGAAATGCGAGAGTAACCCAAATGTAGTAACATGGTTACCATAACCACCAACCTACCCGCTGTAACGTCGGAGTTAATGAAGTCAATACAAGACTTGTTAAACCCGAATTACCTGTTAAGGCCGGTAGCGATTGAAGTGCTGCCAATGATGACGGAACGCATACACCAGAAAGGCGTAGCGAGTGATGGCAGCCCGATAGGAACCTATTCAAACGGTTATTTAAAACAACGGGAAAAGAACGGGCGCGGTGCAGATAAAAAAGTGATCGTTTCCCTTACCCGGCAGTTAGAAAATAACTGGTCGGTCTTGGAAACTACGAACGGGTACGGCATAGGATTTACCAACTCGTTCAACGCTGATAAATTAAGGTGGGTAGAGGAAATAAAGGGGCGTGAGATAGCGAACTTATCTATTGAAGAAATTAACTACGCTACCGAGCGTATAAATGAACTGGTAATTGATGCTTTCGATAAGTGATATAGCAAAATTCGTGAGTGATAAAGTAGCGGGTATTATCCCCGGTGCGGTCGCCTACGGTATTGCGAAATCAGCATTAAGGGACGACAAACAAATGCCTTACGCGGATGAAAAGTATATCGGTATCGACGACAGCAAGCCAGCGCAGGTGTACTCCAAACAACTGACCATATCCAGTACGCAGGTACAAGGAAGGTCATACGGAGACAGCGAACCTTTACAACAAAATACTTACGGCCTGGCTGTAATTATTTATTACGACGAAAAAAAATCAGGGCTTTTGCCCGATCAACTATATACGTTTATTCAAGCTACTATAACCGGGGGCCTGAAGTCCGAAGGGTACAGATCGGTGAGAATAAATGTTACGAACGCTATCCTGAACGACGGCGCGGTGTGGCAACAGGAGTACGGGGCAACGCCTCTGAAACTTTTTGGCACACAAAGACTTATCCAGGTAAACTACAATGTGGTTATGACCTTCGATAAGAATTGTATCACTATTCCTAATTGTAAAATTTAAAAATCATGTCTGTATATTATCCTTCGAATTGTGACGACCTGATACCAGACCATATTTGCGACCCCTGCGAAGAAATCGAAGAAGGTGGTGTGCGTAGTGTGGCTTTTATTAAGTCATCTTTTGCTTTCACAGATCCATCGAACCCCGCAGAGTGGACGGCTGGATTTGCGGCTGGCGATATCATTTTAATCCCGGCTACCAAAGGTACGTTTGACGGTGGCGCGGAAGTGGAGTCCCCGGGCTATGGCGACCAGGCTACTAGGCTGACTGGTTATAATTTTCAGGCACAGTACCAGGATCCGAATTACCGGCAAAATTGTATTTTCTACAACACGCTTAAAAATTCCCGCCAATATAAATTTGCCTACCGTACTGGTTCGCAGATTCATATTAACGACAGCACGGTTCAGGTAATTCCTAAGAACCCTGTCCAGGAAGATAAGACAACGGAGGTTGTGTGGGATGTTATCGTAAAATGGAGCGGCAAAGACCTGCCATGTCCGTACGATGTGCCACCGGGTATCTTCGACCAATGTACTTACAACAGTTAATAATCGGGCGGGTGTAATAGCCCGCCTTTTTTAAAAATATTTTTATGCGGTTTCTTATTTTCTTGTTGCTTATAAGCACTATCAGTTATGGCCAAACCACTTATTATATCCGGGCAGATTCTACCCGGCTGCAAAAAGTGGGAGGCAATAATGAACTTATTATTGAGAATGCTACTAAGGGCGTCACTGGTGTACTGATTAACTACGGCGGAGGCCGCACCCGGTTCTCTAAACCTCGGATAAATGGGGATACTTTATTTATAGGCGTTGATACTATACTCGGTATCGGCGGCGGAGCGGGCACATACACTTTCACCACACCGTTGAGCGAAACGGGCGGCGTAGTATCACTACTGAACACCGCAGTCACTCCGGGCAGTTATACCAATACCAATTTAACCGTAGATGCTAAAGGCCGGATAACGGCAGCAAGTAATGGGAGTGGGGGTGCAGGAAGAGACTCCATGTTTTACAACAATGTCCTTAGTTATGGGGCGGTAGGAGACGGGGTGACAGATGATTATGCAGCAATACAAGCTGCTATTAACGCTACGCCATCGAGAGGTACGGTGTACTTTCCTCCTAATAGAACTTATTATATAACCCAGACTTTACGAAGGTCAAAAAACCCTATCAACATACTAGGGGGAGGTGGCGAATATGGCAGTTCGGTCATTTATATGTCAGCTAATGATACCGCTATATCTATTACCGTTCCGGAATCGCCTGTATTGTCCGAGCAGGATAGTGCATCAACTATTCGTAATCTGAAAATACAAGGAGCGTTCGGCAATAGTGCAGGGGCGGGAGTATATACCGAAGGAGGTATACAGACGGATTTTGTAACGATTGATGGTTTTTACGATGGGTTGAAAATGGGGAACGGAATTTACTACTCTCATATTTTCAGAACCAAGTTTAGTAGAGCCGCCAGGGATGGTGTCCATGCGGACCAAACGTTGAATTTCAACCAGGAATTTACATCGTGTCGATTTGATAGTAATGGCAGGTACGGGCTGTATATTTCAAATTCTGTAGACGGGCAGCATTTGACCATTGATAAATGCGAGATCGAAAGGAATTTGCAAGGGGGATTGTATATTGATGGCATTAATAATACGCAGATAACAAACAACTATTTCGAGGCGATGGTGGACGGTGCCGATGATATAATACTGGGGCTGGGAACTTATTGTAACGATGTTATTATTTCCGGCAACTGGTTTACTAAATATTTGGCAAATCCCGTCTTATCCCATATATACGCCAATGGAGTAAGAAATTTAACCCTAAATGGCAACACATTGAGAGGCGCAGGCGTAGGGGGCTATGATTTAGAGACTACATCAAATACCCTAAATGTTTTAATATTAAACCAGGACACCTCTATTATGAGGACAGTATTACCGGCTAGTACAATATGGATTGCGCCGAACAAAGTGGAGAACGCTGCCGTACTGTATAAAACGGTAAATGGATTTATGCGTGGGCAGTTTGATTTTATGAATGTGACGGAAACAAGCAGGCAACTGAATGTTACCTCTGAAGGCGTGACCGGCATAGGCAACTCACAGGCTATCTATTCGCAGAATAATAATAATATCGCCAATGCTAACCTGAACGGGAACGCTGCGGTGGCGACAGCCAATAGCCAGGCAACGGGTGGCACAGGGGCGGGGTTCTTTACCTATGGGGCTAATTCAAGTAGCGGTGCGTATATAGGCGGTGCATTTACGGCCTTCGCCGGCAACGGGTCAGGACCAAAAGTAGGAGCATTCGGTCGTGTACTTAGCAGATCGGGCAGCAATATAACTACCGGGGCTTACTTTGATGTAACGACTTCCTTTGATCTGGCACTACCAACCTTCTCCAACGCAGTTATACAGGCCAATAGCCGAGTATCGGGTATCCCCTTATTTATTGGGCAGTCGAGCGGCACAGATGTATTTACCATATCTGATGCGGGTGTAGTAACCCTCGGCACCATCGGCACAGGGGCGGTCATAGCTCGCCCAACGATGACGCTCGGTAGCGATGCGACCGGAGATATTTATTACCGGAATGGGTCGGGAGTGTTGACGAGGCTAGGGGTCGGGACAACACGACAAAAACTAGGAGTGGTTGGAGGCATTCCGACGTGGATGGATTCAACAGCCGTTACCGCCACGGTGGAGGGAACTTATACGCCCACGATCACCAATACAACCAACGTAGCGGCATCAACCGCTTATGTGACACACTACCAGCAAACCGGTAATACGGTGAGGGTTTGGGGTGAAATCAGTATAGATGCAACCGCCTCTTTAACGGTAACAGAGCTAGGGGTTAGTTTACCGGTAGCATCAGCCCTCACTACTACGCAAGACCTTTCTGGGCATATCACTTTCGAGGATAATACCACCATGCAGATCAAAGGGGATGTGGTTAACGGACGCGCGGTTGTAAGAGGATTACCACAAACCGCTACCAATAACAGATATAGTTTTACATTTACCTATAAATTTTACGCGCCATGAGGTTAATTATATTGCTACTGCTTTCTTTTCCAGCATCGGCACAGTTTATTATCCGGGGAGATACCCTAATGTATGTCAATCGTACGGGTGATACGATACTATTAAACAAGACCCGGAATGCCAGTAATAATATCTATTCGCAAGGGACGGGAACGGCCTACACCCTGACAGCTACTCCTGCTAAAATAGAATTCGGCACTACTTCTCCCGGGATCACCTTTAATGACAACGGGACGTATGAGGTAACGTACAATATCCTGGCGAACTATTCGGGCGCAACGCTGGCACTAAGCAGGAACATTGTTTACAAGGTGCGGCGAACGAACCGCTCCCCGGCCGATATATCGTCTAGCGTGTTTACGATACAAACGCCTATTATTACTGCCTCTACTTTCTCGGCACCAACTGCTACGATGACGTTTCAGTATACCGCTACCAAGGGGGATGTATTAGAGCTATGGGGGAGTATAAGTGTTTTACCAACGCTGGGTAGTGTGATTGTTTCGGTGGCGAACCTTCAAATGAATAAATTATACTAATGCGAATACTACTATTACTCCTGCTCACCACGTCGCTGAATGCGCAACGGATACAGGTCGAATCGTCCACCTCATTCAATGCGAGATTTATAAAGGGTACGGATTCAGATTCAACAAAACAATGGGATTATATTCAGCCCGGGCAGTACGCGGACTATTACGTTACACCAGGCAACTACACTTTTAATATGCGGGTTGCTTCACCACTTAGTCGGGGCGCGTTTGATATCCGCACCTCAACGGGGCTAAAGATGCTTTCTATCCAGGTCCCTAATACGGGTGGCTGGGCCGTTTGGAAAACGATTGCAACGGATCTTGTCATTCCTGCTGGTGTTACTTCTATTCGCATACAGGCAACCGGTGGCGACTGGAACTTCAATTGGTTTGAACTGGTGTCAAAAGTGTCCCTGGCAGACGCAGGACGCGACACAACGATATATTACCCTGTCGATAGCTACCGGCTTACGGGCATTGGTACATGGCGGCAAATAGGCGGCGTACAGCACAATGGTGCGCTCGTAGGTACCCTTGCCACTAATCTTTATAACGGCACATATAGATACGAATTAACGGCACCCGGTGGTGCGAAAGATACGGTACAAATAATGGCGGTGAAAGACCCCGGCGCGGTACTTCGAACGCATGTACTTGCGGGTTCAACGATCACCGTGTATGTAGACGGGAATATTTCAACGTGGAATAAATAAACATGCTAAAGAAAAAGTACGCTAAAGAGGCCAGGGTTCCGAGACGTATCGTTTATTATGAAACAGAAGATTTCATATTTAGCGAAACAGATGCTCGAATTGTTGAATTTTTAGCACTTGACTATACATCAGACCAGATAGGGAAAGAAGTATGTTTATCTCCCCGAACGGTTCAGGCAAAGATTGAAGAAATGTACGATGTAATGAATGTGAGAGGCAAAGCGGGATTGGTTTTAAAGGCGATAACGATGGGGATCATATCAATGCCATTGTTTCAACAACCTGCGGACACGGAACGAACTGAAAGAGCACCGGCAGTATATGACAACGAATAATATTAAACGAACTGGCAATATTACCAGTGGTCATAGGAATATGACAAAAATTGGATTTACGGCGTGGGTGTCTACTCTGCGCCTCTTTTGTTAACTTTGAACTATGGCAACACGTAAAACGTCCGTAGAAATACAGCACACTCCTATAAAAGGGTTGACCTTAGGAGGGCTATGGAAAGCTGCGGGGATCGTAGCTTTCGCGGCGTGGGTTTATTTCAGTCTGGTTGGCAGAATAAATGACGCCCAACGAGTGAGCCAGGATAATAATGGAATTCTCCGAGAGATGCAATCAGATAGAAAGGAGTACGACAGAGTAAATAATATCCGTCTTACTAATATAGAACTCGATCAACGCGAGGCTAAAATAAGGTTAACAACTATTGAAAATCAAATAAAACAATGATATGACAGCAACAGCAACAGAAGTACAGGCGTTTATTGATGCCACCCTTGCAGTAGCAGCGGAGTGGCAAACGTATAAGGACGGCCAACCCGGCGAAACAATGCAGATAGGTTCAAATCCTCTTTCACCTCCGCCGCCGCCACCAGTATCGTGAAAAAATGGCTATCGGGTATACTGCTTTGCTTAACGCTGCCGCTTGCGGAGTTGCATTGTCTTTTCAGCGATACGATCATTGAAAACTGGATATTAGCCGTTGACAGGCCAATGACGCGGGCGTGGAACGTTAAGTACCTGATGACCGACGTTAATTACCTGGTAACTATGATAGCCTTTATGGTTTGGTATCCGTCGAAATTCAACCGGGTAGTGAGGCAGGCATTCCTCTTTTTGGCTATCTTTAGCCTGATAATGTATATATACAATTTTAGAACGTTTGATTATTACTGGATATACCTGTGGGCGTTACTATTTGGGCTTCTGGCTTATTTTTGGCAGTCTAATACTAAACCTGTTCCATGAAGCGACCTACCGAACTCTGGCAATTTGTATGCGGCCTCCTGGCGATGGGGCTGGCAGTCGGGGCGGTAATAGCCAACCATAACAGGGGAATGGGGCAATTAGAAGAAAAAGTGCGGGCATTGGAAGTGAACCAGTTTAACATACAGATGAACAGCGACAAAAAATTCGATAAGATAGAGGTAAAAATGGATGCCATGAGTAATGATATCCGCCAGGTCCTAATCAACCAAGAACGTAAACAAGATAAAAAATAATATATGGCAGAACAAACAGTAACAACCTCCCCGGGAGCTTGGAAGCTCAATAGCCGGGATTTCATTCGTGGCCTGTTAATGGCTGTAATCGGAGCGGTGATCTCTATCGCCTACGATAGCATTAACGCCGGGAATTTTGATTTTAACTGGTCAGCACTCGGTAAAGGCGCATTGGTAGCAGGGCTTTCCTATCTTCTGAAGAACCTGGGAACCCCCTCCGAGATCGTTATCGTCAACCCGCCTGCACAACAACTAGAAGATGTGAAGAACGGGGATAAAAAGCCGGTGGTAAGGTGAAACTACTATGGGCAATACTAATCTCCATTCTGTTATTCGCTCTTATTGGGTCTGCGGTGTATTTCTTTGTGCGCTAATGTCCTCCTGCTACTCCGAACGCAAAGCCGCGAACCAGTTCGGGCGTGCTACTGCAGCTTACCCGGGTATTGCGGCGAACTTCTGCGCGGTCACGTACCCGCCGAAGGAACGGACGACACCGGGGGCCACGGTGATCATTCGGGATACGCTACCCGGTCTGGTCCACATGGATACTACCCGAGTTATGGATACCATGGTTATCACCCGGTTCATTCAGGGTCCAACCATCCGGGAGGTAAGCACCCGCGTGGATACTATCGTAGTCGTTAATCAGGCGGAAGTAACAGCGTGTAGGCTTGATTTAACGAAGACCCTGGGACTACTGAAGGAAAAGACAGATGAAGCCGCCAAGTGGCGGGAAATCGCCCGTACGCGGTTTTGGGTGATCTTTGGGTTGGGTGCGCTCTTGGCAGGGGCGGGGGTATGGATTGTTAAAAGAAAATGAAAAAACCGGGAGCGACCCGGTTAAATGAAACGTAAGAATAATGAATACTTTCGTTGTACTGGATTCAAATATACGATAAATTCAATCACCTCTCTACCGGATACGAATGATTTTCGATTGACAAGTCTTTAAAAAAGGCACCTCCTTCCGAGAACAACTCATAGGTGAAAGCCCTGTACAACACTTCGCTTCCGGATCCGTGGTGGTGATGAATTACTGCGTAGCTTTTCTCGATAAAATCTTGGTCTACATCTTTACCATGTACAGCCTCCATAGCTAATTTGAAGCTATTAGGGGATTTCTCTTTGTACACAATCTGAAAATTACTACCTAGATCCTTGTAGTTTTCAATACCGCCGGGGAGAAATTGTTTTAATATCATATAAATTAATTTGCTGGCAAGGTAATAAGTTGGATGGACAATTATTTACGGGTTTCCGTAACTTAGTGAAATAATGAATGAATTAGGTAAACTTATAGGCTCTATGATACTACGCGATACCGTGACGCTGGAGCGTTGCCAAAAACTACACCCCCTCGTCCGACAGGAAGTGATTGACACGATTGCTGCCGTCGAAAAAGGTTTTCCCGTTAATATGAAAATCCGCGTCGTGCAAGGGCTTCGCACGATAGCGGAGCAAAACGCGCTTTACGCGCAAGGTCGCACACAACCGGGTCAGAAGGTTACCAACGCTAAAGGCGGATCCTCTTTCCATAACTACGGGCTTGCTATTGACTTCGCGATCATGTACGATAAAGACGGCGACGGCAAGTTTGAAGAGCTATCCTGGGACACAGCAAAAGACTTCGATAAAGACGGCATAATCGACTGGCAGGAAATGGTGACCGCGTTCGAGGCTGCAGGCTGGCAATGGGGTGGTAAGTTTCGCACGTTTAAAGACCTCCCTCACATCGAGAAGTCATTCGGCTTCAAGCCCTCGCAACTACTCGCACGGGTCCAAGCGGGGAAGTCTACTGCGGGGTATGTGAATTTGACGTAGGCCCGTGCCCCCCCCC